TTTTATAAATTTCAAAATACTTATCTACAAATTCAACTTCTGTAAGTCCTTGAGAAAGATTGTTTTGTTGAATGTAGATATTTGTTAGTTGTATTAAATCAATATCATTTGATTTCATAGTAACACCCCCTTTCTAACTAAATTATAGCACAAAGGGGGAGAGAAATAAAAAGAAAGGAGAATGAAAAATGAACGATTTACAAATTTTTAGAAATGACAATTTTGGAGAGGTAAGGACTTTGATAGTAAATGATGAGCCTTATTTTGTAGCGGTTGATGTTTGTAATATTTTAGATTTAAAAAACACAACTCAAGCAATTCAAAAATTAGATGAAGATGAACGCACTATGTTAAACATAGGTCGTCAAGGAGAAGCAAATTGTGTAAATGAATATGGATTATACAGTTTAATCTTAGCAAGTAGAAAGCCACAAGCAAAACAATTTAAAAGGTGGATAACTCATGAGGTAATACCAACGATTAGAAAGCACGGAGCATATATGACAGGTGAAACTTTAGAGCAAGCCTTAACAAGCCCAGACTTTTTAATTCAGTTGGCAACAAAACTAAAAGATGAGCAAGAAAAGAACTTGAATTTACAAGCTATCAATTCAAGATTAGAGGTTGAAAATGAGATAATGCAACCTAAAGCAGAATATTTTGATGAGTTAGTCGCAAGAAATTTATTAACTAATTTTAGAGATACGGCAAAAATGTTCCAAATAAAGCAAAATGAATTTATTAAATTTTTACTAGATAAAAAGTACATTTATAGAGATAACAAAGGTAAGTTATTACCTTATGCTAGTAAAAATACAGGACTTTTTGAAATAAAAGAAACTTTAAACTTTAAGACAGATTTTAAAACAACTCAAACGCTGATAACTCCATTAGGACGTGAACATTTTAGAGTTTTAGTAGATGGTTTAAAGAATAATTAATAAATAAAGAAAAGAGGATTTTGAAATGAATAAATTTAAAAAATACTGTCCAAATGTTTGGATAGCTGAATGTGAAGAAGAATACGAAAAAGGCGATATTATTGAATTGACAACAAAATACAATAAAGAAGTTGAATGTGAGGTTTATAACTTCTTAGGAAAGACATCAACCGAAAAATACTTGTATTCAATTGTTAGACTTGAAGATGAAAGTTATGCAGAAAGAAAAGCGAGAAAGTATAACAATGCAAGTGCTAAAAATATAGCTAAACGTGATGAAAAGTTTAATCAAGCACAAGAGGGCAGAGATTTTTTAGTACTTGCAGAACCTATTAAGGTGGGTCATCACAGCGAAAGAGGACACAGAGCATTGCTTCAAAGAAACGAAAATAGAATGCGAAAGGCTTTTGAGTTTGAAGATAAAGCAAAGGAACAACAACGCAAAGCACAATACTGGGAAGCAAAAGCACAAGAAATCACTTTAGCAATGCCTGAAAGTTTAGAATACTTTGAATATGAACTTGAAAAGGCAGAAAAACATCACAAAGACTTAAAAGACAATCCACAAAAAAGGCAACATTCTTACGATTTAACTTATGCAAAAAAGGCTGTAAATGAATTAAAGAAAAAGGTTGAAATAGCAAAAATGTTATGGGGCGAAAATGAATAGAAAGGGGGTTAGATTATGGACTATTCAAGAGAGTTAATGCAAAGACTTTTATACAATCAAATAATTAATTGACGGCAAAAACCGAAACGAGTTGAGAAAATGAATAAAAAAGTAGAATTAATTTTAGAAAGACACGCAACTAAAGAAATGTTGCACTTGTATAAAAGTGGAGAACTTTTTATTAATCAAAGTCAATTAGCTGTTATCATAGGCAAACAAACAAGAACAGCTATAATCCACTTAAATAAGTTTAACGAAAAAGTAAAAGAGGGGTTTTATCCGAAAGAAAGTTTTATCAACCCAAATAAAAAGAACTATATTGTATGGATAAAACCACTAATGCACTTTTACTTATTCAAACATTATTATAACACAAAAAACGAAAAAAACATACCAAAATTCACAAAGAATTTTTTTGATGAAGTTATGTAGAAAAAAGAGGGGCAAAAATGAACATTCAAAGTTATGTAAAAAGTGAACGTACAAAATTTATAAATGATATGCAATATATATGCAGAGGTCAAGAACTTTTCTTTAACATAAACGAATATAATTGCAAAATATATAGAAGTCAAGCATTAGGATTTTTAAGCGGATATGTAATTTTAAATGATTTAAAAGAACTTTACGACACAACGACTGAACTTTTACAAGTTCACGGTGGAATTACCTATAATGAGCTTGAAGAAATAAATGGCGAACAAAAACTTGTAATAGGTTTTGATTGCTGTCATTTTGACGATTTTGTTCCACTGTTACCAGTACAAGAAACAATGGCAAAATATAAGAATTTAAAATTTGTTAAAAACGAATTAAAAAGCTTATGTGAACAACTAAGAAAGGCAGGTATTCACTAATGAAAATTGCAACATACGATAACTTAAATAATCATATAGCAAAACATAACGACTATGTTGATTATTCACGTCAAAATGAAACGAAAACACAAAAGACGACTAATCATATAGCTAAACGTAAAAAAGCTAAAAATAAGCTAAATTTTACAGATTTTATGGCAGGTATGATATTTAGTAATATATTAGTCTTATTGATTGTCGGATATGGTAGTTGGATAGTGGAGTGGCTTTATGGATAAAATAGAAAACTTTTCAAAAAACATGGATAACTTTGTTTTGGCAGCCAGAAAAGTTAAAGAGCAATGTATCACAATGAAAGGTACAAGAATTAATAAAGCAGAATTTCAAAGACAAAAACGTATTTTAAAAGAAATGTTGAAAACAATAGAGCAGGAGATTTAACAATATGACAGAACAAGAAGAAAGACTACAAAAAATTATCCGAACCATAGCCGAAAATGATTTAAAAGAATTGTGGGTTAATCACAAAATAAACTCTCATAAAGATAATGGATATGTAAATAAGGCTTTAATACAAAAGATAAGAAAGATAATAAATAACAGATTAAGAGAACTAGAAAAATAATTAGGAGATAAACAATGTCTAAACTATATGAAATTACAGAAAGATACCAAAACTTAGAAATGATATGGGATAATGCTGACGAAAACTTGAAAGAGATTTTATTATCAAGTTTAGAAGAAATCAAAGAAGAATTTAACGAAAAGGCTTTAAATTTAGTTAAGTATATTAAAAATATCGAAAGTGATATAGACGGATTTAAAGCAGAAGAAGAAAGACTTGCAACTAGAAGAAAATCACTTGAAAATCAAAAGGAAAGTATAAAAGAATACTTATATACTGAAATGGTAAAAATAGGTCAAAAAAAGGCTGATTTAGGATTGTTCAAGCTGAATATACAAAACAATCCTGCAAGTGTAAATGTAATCGATGAAAAATTGATAGATAAAAAGTATTTAATAGAGCAAGAGCCAAAAATCGATAAAAAAGCAATTTTAAATGACTTGAAAAATAATGTTGAAGTTAAAGGTTGTAAAATCAAGCGAGGAGAAAGTTTAAGAATAAAATAGAAAAGGGGGTTTTAAAAATGAATGATAAATATGTTTTAACAGAAGAATTTATAGAAGTTGATGATAAAAAATTATACAGAATTAAAGCTATCAAAGATTTTGGTGGTGTTTCAAGTGGACAGTTAGGGGGTTTTGTAGAAAAAGAGGAAAATCTTAGTGCGTATGGCAATGCTTGGGTGTATGGCAATGCTTGTGTGTATGGCAATGCTAGGGTGTATGGCAATGCTTGTGCGTATGGCAATGCTTGGGTGTATGGCAATGCTTGTGTGTATGGCAATGCTAGGGTGTATGGCAATGCTTGTGTGTATGGCAATGCTTGGGTGTATGGCAATGCTTGGGTGTATGGCAATGCTAGGGTGTATGACGATGCTAGTGTGTATGACGATGCTTGGGTGTTTGGCAATGCTAGGGTGTATGACGATGCTAGTGTGTATGACGATGCTTGGGTGTTTGGCAATGCTTGGGTGTATGGCAATGCTTGTGTGTATGGCAATGCTAGGGTGTATGACGATGTTAGTGTGTATGGCAATGCTAGGGTGTATGACGATGTTAGTGTGTATGGCAATGCTAGGGTGTATGACGATGCTTGGATGTATGGCAATGCTAGGGTGTTTGCTGGAGAAATTAAAAATCGACAACAAATAATAGTTTTTCAAAACATAGGGTCAAGATGTGATAACTTAACAATGATTTATTCAAAACAATCAATATATTGTAAAGTCGGTTGCTTCGCTGACACAATTGACAAATTTGAACAAGCTGTAAAAATCACACATCAAGATACAGATTATGCAGAAGAATATGCACTTTGTATAAAAATTGCAAAAATAAGATTTGCAAGATTAGAAGAAAAGAAAAATTAATATGGAAGAATCTAAAATTTATAAAAATATTATTGCTTGTCTAAAAGATATAAAAGCAATAGGTAAAAATTCAAAAAATAAGATACAAGGTTTTATGTATCGTGGCATAGATGATGTTATGAACGAACTTAATCCGATATTGTCTAAAAACAACGTTTTCATAGTACCAACCATTTTAGAAAGCACTAGAGAGGAAAAACTGACAGCAAAGGGCGGAACGTTGATTTATACACTTTTAAAAGTAAAATATACTTTTTACGCCGAGGACGGTAGCAATATTGAATGTATCGTAATAGGAGAGGCAATGGATAGTGGTGATAAGTCAACTAATAAAGCAATGTCAATAGCTATGAAATATGCGTTATTTCAAGTATTTTGCATACCAACAGAAGATGACCCTGACAAAGATAGTTATACATTAGGAGCGAAAAGAACGGCAACAATACCAAAGTTGACGGAAGAGCAATATCAAGAACTAATTGGAGTTTTAGGAGTGTTAGGACTTGATGACTTAGAAGAAGCGAAGAAATTTAAACTAAATAATTTTAAGGACTTAACACAAGATAGATTTGAAAAAGCAAAAAAATATTATTTAGACTTAATGACTAAAACAAAATAGTTTAAAAATAGCTTAAATTTTAACTAAAGATAATAAGGCACTTAATTATATTAAAAACAAATAAAAATAAAAAATAAACACGAAATTTTAATAATATGCCTATACTGTAAACGGAAGTACCAATCACAAACAAAAACACAATTAACAACAAAAATAATTGAGTGTCTTTTTATACAACAAATAACATAAGGGAGAAAAAGAATATGAATATAGCAATGATAAGTGGGCGATTAGTAAGAGAGATTGAATTAAAATACACAAACGCACAAGAGCCAACGGCGTTTTGTAAATTTACATTAGCAGTTGATAGAGGAATGAGTAAAGCGAAGAAAGAGCAAGCACAAAAAAGCGGACAAGCAGTAGCTGATTTTATTAACGTAACAGTTTTTGGAAAGCAAGCTGAAAATTGCAGTAAATTTTTAGCTAAAGGTCGTAACGTTCTGATACAAGGTTCAATCCAAACAGGAAATTATGAAAAACAAGACGGAACTAGAGTTTTTACAACTGATGTATTAGCTCAAAGGGTTGAATTTATCGACTGGGGAGATAGCAAGAAAAACAATCAAAACAATCAAACAGCACAACCATTCGGACAGTTTGATGAGGGAGTAGAATTGCCATATCAAGAGGCAAACGATGAGGATATACCGTTTTAGGAGATTTTAAAAATGCAAAAGGATAAATTAATTATAAAGACAAAAAAACAATATAGCTCTAATGATTTAGCTGTAAGAATACCCGTTGAAATAGCAATAAAGATAAAAGATATAGGAACTGAAACTAATAGAGATATGAAAAGTCTAGTTGCTGAAATGCTTGAATTTGCTTTAGATAGAATTGAATTACAATAGGAGTTGAAATGGATGGATGGATAAAATTACATCGTGAATTGTTAGATAAAACAATTTGGATAAATTCAACTTCAGAACAAAAATCTATTTTAATTACACTTTTATTAATGGCTAATCACGAACCTAAACAATGGGAATGGAAAGGTAAAAAATATGAAGTACAAGAGGGAGAATTTATCACAAGCTTAGATAAAATCGCACAAAGTAGTGGAAAGGGTGTAACAACACAAAATGTCAGGTCAGCTCTAAAAAGATTTGAAAAACTTGAATTTCTAACAAAGAAATCAACAAAGAAAAATACCTTAATAAAGATTGAAAATTGGACGTTTTATCAAGGTATTGAAAACGAACCTAACAAAGAAACTAACAAAGAGGTAACAAAGAGCCAACAAAGAGGTAACAAAGAGGTAACAACTAACAAGAATGATAAGAATGATAAGAATGATAAGAATATTATTAATATTTTATCTAACGATAAAATATTTGTGGTACTTTTGCAAAAATGGAATTCACTTCCCGATGTTATTCCAAAAATATCCACACTCAAAAAAGATACTCAAAGATACAAGATGTTATCGCAAAGACTTAATGAATACGGACAAGACAAAGTGATTGAAGCAATAAATAATATCCACAACAGCCCTTGGTTGTTAGGACAAAACAATCGAGGGTGGGTAGCGACTTTTGATTGGTTTGTTAGACCTAACAACTTTGTAAAAGTTTTAGAGGGCAACTATTTAGACAAAAAAATAATCGATAAAAAAGGCAGATACATCGAAGATAGCGACATTTTGACTGATGAGGAAAAAAGGGAAAGAGAAAAAAACAAATATTCTGGAACAGATGAGTTATTTGATAATTATTAAAAAAACATAGCTAATTTTAATTTTATTGTTCTAGGTATGTAATTATACTAAAAATATATTTTAAAACAAAATAGATAGCAAATTTTTTGATTAAGAGCATATTAGAAATGATGGGAGATGATAAAAAATGATTTATGATTTAATCATAATGACAAAACCGATGACAAAACAACGTCCACGATTTAACAGAAATGGGATTGTATTTACGCCCAAACAAACAACGGACTATGAAAAGCTAATCGCCACAAAGTGGAAAGAGAAATACAAGATACCAACTGAAAAGGCAGTTGAGGTGGATTTATATTTCACTTTTGAAAGACCTAAAAGCTGGACGAAAAAGAAAAGAGAAAATATAAAATTCCACACTTTAAAACCTGACGTTGACAATCTCGAAAAGGCTATACTGGACGGTTTGAACAAGGTGGCTTTTGTAGATGATAAGCAAGTTTTTAGTGTATCAGCTAAAAAATATTATGCAGATTATGATTCTATCAGAATTGTGATTACAGAATACGAAGCTTAAAAATCTAAAAAATATAGCTAACACAAAGAAATTTAATAAATAGTAATAGTTAGCAATAACAACGTTTGCACTAAAAAGGAGATAACAATGATAAAAATTAAACAAGAAAACACATACAAAGTTTTAAAACCTGAATTATTTAAAGCTGGTGAAATGCTATTAGGAAAATATGAATTATATAAAAATAATGCTTTTGAAGATAAAAGATATTGCTTTAATAAAACTTTTGGAACCAAAGAAGATATTGAATATGGTTCATATAACAGTTTTGGTATAATGTTTGTGGTAAAAACAAACACATTACACTTACATTGTCATAGTTTTGGTGGTATGTGCGGTTTTACATTCGATGAGAAAGAATTGACAAAAAAACACAATAAAATAGATATGGAATGTATGCAATTTACAATAAACTTTGTCAAAGAGTTAATACAAGAGGGGATAATTGAAAATTAGGTGAGTTACTGTAATGTTAATAAATAATTTAAGTGAAAGGGAATATCTAACAAGATACGAGGTAATGCAGTTAGTTAGTAATTTGAACAAGTTAGATATTCATAAATTTATGACGATACTGGAAGTTGTTAGACCAGAGCAAAAACTGTATAAGACTAAATTAATACTTGATACAGTAAAATACACAAGGAGGATACAAGATGAATAGAGGAGAAGCGTTACAAAAATTACAAAATTTCTATAATTGGTATAATGATGACGAGTTTGATTTTGATAAAGAAAAAGAAATCAAATACGATAATGATTTAAAAAATATAATTGAGTATTTAAGACAACCTACTAAATTAGCAGAGTTTTTAGGTTGGAAGGAAAATGAAATTTATACTTGTTTTGCAAATCAATATTCAATTAAAAATGACGAACTTTGCTTTTTAAATTATAAAAACGAGTGGCGTCAAGCTTGTAGTTATCAAGAGTTAATGGATATTAAACAACAAGCTAAAAAGATTGAATCTAAAAAGTATTATTTGAAATTGAAAGGAGAATATGGAAAATTTATTGACAAAAAAAGCGGATTTACTTTTCTTAATTATAGAAAAAATGTGAAAACATATTTTTTAGGTAGTGCTGGAGATGATGTAACTGGATATCAAACACAATTTACAGATGAAGAAATAAAACATATCAAATTACCAGAGCCTTTAACGATTGATATGTTTGATAAAATTGAGGTGGAGTAGATGAGCGTTATAGCGAAAGAATGCATTGTTGGTTACTATGATAAAGATGGAGAATATAATGAAATTGAATTAAAACAAAATAAAGAATATACTATTTCTTTTAAAGCAAAATTAGAACATACAGATGGAGATTTACTAATATTTAATGCTCATAATTGTATAGAAATAAGTGTTGATGATATCACAGGAATAAACGAGGTGGAGTAGATGAGAGATATAGAAGATTATATAGATGAATTAGAAGATTTAGCTTGGAGCAATGCAGATAGCTATAAAATAAATGAAGTTAGAAATAAAATCACTGAATTATTAAGTAATACAAGGCAAGAAGATTTTAGAGATTGGATAGTTGATAATTGGAGTGAAGTTGAGGAAAGTATATTAAAGGCTATGGTTAAATATTCTAAACAAAAACCATTTACGGGGAGAGAGTTTCAATTAAGGGATATTGTGGACAGGAATGAGCTGAAAGATGAAATTTCGGAGAACTTAAAAAAAGGACTTTTAAATGTAATAGATACTTATAGGAAATAGAGGAGAATTGTAAATGTTAAAAAGGAAAGTTGAAGAATATTTAGGGAAAAACGTTCTTGTAAAAGTAGGAAAAGATGAATATATCGGAGTTTTAGAAAAAGGAACAGGATATGAAACAGGATATTATCATTGCAAAGGCGATAAGAGAGAAAATCACTGGTTCAGGAGTTCACATATAAATTTTATAACATATATATCTTTTTAAGATATGTTAAGCGAGGCGTAGTAGATGAATAATTTAAAATTTAGAGCTTGGGATAAAAGAAGAGAAGATTTTAGAAACGATATATTTGTAGATACAAACGGAAACTTGTATCAGTTTTCAAAAATTACAGGATATGGTCAAGCTATCACTTATTTGGATAATGAGCATATTGTTTTAATGCAGTCAACAGGTTTTAAAGACAAAAACGGAAAAGAAATTTTTGAGGGAGATATTTTTAATTGTGGATACATCTTCACAGGCAGTCCTTTTGAAGAGCAAGACGACTATATAGAAGATATAGGAGTTGTAAAGATTATGAATTGTGGTGCAGTTGTGAAAATCTATGAAGAAATCGAAAATTTGATAGATGTTTTAAACACGTGCGAAGATATAGAAGTAATAGGCAACATATATAAAAATAAGGAGCTGTTAGAAAATGAGTAACGAAAAATATAGATATTATGTATATTTAAATTGTGGAAGAATTATTTCAGTTGATTTTGAAATGTACAATTTGATGAAGTCAATAATAGAAAATGAAACTGAAAATTTGAAATATATAACTTTTGAAAATTTTAATAGTGATTTAAACCATATTGAAAAAATTACAATAAGAGCTAAAGATGTTTCGGCAGTTGTAAAATGTATAGACAAAAAGGAACTATCAAATGAATAGGACTGAACGTAGAAAAAATAAGCTAAAGAAAGAGGCTGTATATAATCTCAATCAAAGTCAAATTGATAATTTAAAAGCTAGTGCAACAAGTGAGGCTATAAAGTTTGCAAGTTATCAATTTATGTACTTATCTCTTATGATTTTAAGGGATAAATACGGCTTTGGTAAAAAGAGATTAGGTGATTTTGTTGAAAGTGTTGTTGAATTAATGGACAGTGTTCAAAAAGATTACTTAACACTTGATGATATGAAAAATGCAATTTATGATGAAACGGGTGTAACACTTGAAGAAGTGGCGAAAGGGGTTAAAGGAAAATGCAAGAATTAAATAAAAAAATAATTGAATGGGCGAAAGAAAGAAATATTGACAAGAAAGGAACTGTTGAGGGACAAAAAATTAAAACAATAGAAGAAACAAGCGAACTTATTAAAGCAATTTGCAAGGATAAAAAAGATGATATTATTGATAGTATAGGTGATGTATGGGTAACGCAAGTTATAGGAAATATGTTGTTAGATGAGAATAGAAGGTTAGATTTAGACGAAATTTGCAAAACTATATCAGAAATCAAACAAATAAATGTACTTCCTAAAATAATGTTTTTACAAAATTTAGGTTTTAAAATATATTGTGAAATGTTTTTGTACTCAAATGAAGATGTTAGAACAACATTAGCTGTTTTATTATCTATTTGCAAATGCTATGACTTGAAATTTGAGGATTGTGTAGAGAGTGCATATAATGAAATAGCTAACAGGAAAGGCAAAATGATAGACGGTCAATTTGTTAAGGAAAGTGATTTGAAATAGGGGGTAGTTATGGAAATAAAATTTAATAACGGAATAGTTATTGACAGAAAAAAGCCTAAAATATGTTAGATGTACAAATAAGGTGGAATAAAATGTCTAAAAAAATGTCAAAATTAGAGGAAAGAATACAATCTTATAGAATTATTGAAGTTAAGATTATAGCGAAGCAAAATAAGATTGAGGATAAAAAAAATAAAATTGAAGAATTACAATCAATGGTTGAAAGTTGCACATCTAATACAACAAGTTTCAAATTTAGTGTAAGTGATTGTAATTCTTTTGAGAGAAAAATTAATAAATATTTGAGTGAAAAAGATGATTTGCAAAAGAAAATTGAGATTTTAGAAAAAGAAATACATTCACTTGAAAAAGAATATGGACTTTTGACTAAAGCGTTTGAAACTTTGTCAAAAAATGAATTAACAGTAATTGAGGAATATTATTTGAAACGAACTTCTATACAAGATATAGCATATAATATTATTCATTATTCAGAAAGACAAGTCGCAAACATAAAAAAATATGCTTTGAATAAGTTGAGAACGGCTTTAGATGAAAAATAATGTTGCATAAAAATTGCAGTTTTATTGCAGTTAAAAGGCTAAAATGTATGTTATAATATAAATAGTTAAAAGTTTATTTCTTTTTGATTTCATTCATAATAAAAATCCTTTTTAAAATTTAACTAAAAGAACGGGTGTAGTTACATTCGTTCTTTTGGTTTTTATATATTTTTATTTTTTAATGTGCAAGCAGTTGTTAATTATTAGTTGATAACTGTTTTTTTATATGTAAATAAGGGGGGTGTGTTTTTGAAAATACCTTTTACAAATATAGAACTTAAAAAGATTGTTAAGGTAAAAAACGAGGATATAGGTTTAGAGTGGTTTACGGAAGTTAGCAAAGAAAAAGAAAATCCACTTGGAGAAAGCACGTACTATACGTGTTTAAAAATATTATCTGAGAGTGTAGCAAAATTGCCTATCAAGGCTTATAAAAAAACATCAAAAGGTGGTAAACAACGTTTTGAACATGAATATTTGAAAGTGTTGTCAGAAAGACCTAATCCTTTTATGACGGCGACCTCTTTTTGGGCTGATGTAGAAATGAGGCGTAATCATTATGGGAATGCTTATGTTTATCTTGATTTTAAGAGAAAAAAGACTAATAAAGGTAACAGGATTATTCTTAATGGAATGTATATTTTAGATAACAACAGAGTTAATATTATCATAGATGATAATAAAATGGTTTCTCATAAAATAAATAAAGTCTATTATCAATATAGTGCTGATACAAATTATCTTTTCAGCAGTGATGAAATATTACATTTCAGGACGTCAATGAGTACAAACGGAATAACAGGTTTATCAGTTAGAGAACAACTTTACAATCTTTTGGCAACCTCTAAAGAGGGTGAAAACTATTTGAAAACTTTATTTGAAAATGGAATGACAGGTAAAGCGGTTTTAAATTATACTTCTGAATTAAAGCCAGAGGCGGTCAATCAAATGTCTAATTTGATTAAAAGATATGTAGAAAGAAAAGAGGGAGCATATAATATCATTCCTCTTAATCCAGCTATGGAGCTTAAACCTTTAAATATAAATTTGAATGACGCTCAATTTTTGGAAAATAAGAAATTTATTAGTAATCAAATAGCGAGTTTATTTGGTATAAAACCTTATTTTTTAAATGATTATACAGGAGATTCCAACATAGAATTTCAAAATACAAGTTTTTATATTGATACATTGATGTATATTTTAAAACACTATGAAGAAGAAATCAATTATAAATTAATGGATATGGAAAATTCGAGGTTTAAATTTAACGAAAAAGCGATTTTAAGGCTAAGTGCTAAGGAACAAATGGAAGTGTTAAAAGAGGGTGTAAATAATGCGATTTATAGACCAAACGAAGCCAGAGAACTTTTAGACTTAGATAGTGTAGATGGTGGAGATACTTTAATTTGTAATGGAAACTATATTCCTATTACAGAGGTAGGAAATCAATATAAAAACAATTCACAGTTAGAAAAGAGAGGAGATGAAAAAGAAGTTGAAGATACAAAACAAAACGTCAATAATTGAGAATAAAAGTAATGATATTTATATCTATGGTGATATTTCAGATTGGGAAAATTCCCCTACAACATTACAGGATATTCTAAAAGAAATTGACACAGAACAACCAGTCAACTTGCATATAGCTAGTTATGGTGGAGATGTTAATTGTGGACTTGCAATGTATAATGAGTTGAAAAAGATAAAAGACTTAACTGTTCATATACAAGGTTTTTGCTTTTCCATAGCAACTGTTATAGCTATGGCTAGTGAAAAAATTGTAATGGATACGGGAAGTCTTTTTTTAATACATAAACCTTTATGTATGACTTATGGAAATGCTGATGACTTGCAAGAAACTATTGAAACTTTAGACAAAACGGAAGAGAGTATTTTGGATATTTACGAAAATTTTTCTAATCTTTCAAGAGATGAACTTAAAGAAGTTATGAAAGAGGGAAAAGCAATGAACGGACAAGAGGCGTCAAAAATCTTTAAAAATATTGTTGTTGAAGATACAACAGAAGAAGATGAGGACGAAGATGAGGACGAAGATGAGGACGAAGAAAAAACTAAAAAAGAACAAGAACAATATGATGTTGATTTAGCTATTACATTAGCTTAATTATAAAAAATATTTTGGAGGTAGAAAATGACAAAAGAACAAAGAAAAATTTTTAATTTAATTAATTCTAAAACGGAAGAGGCAAAAGTTTTAAATGAACAAGGAAAAGTTGAAGAAGCAAAAGCTATCGTCAATGAAATTAAAACTTTAAGAACTCAATTAGAAAATTTAGTTGAGATTGAAGATGCTGAAAGGTTAGAAATCGAAGATAAAGGAATGATATTACCTAAAGAATCTGAAAAAAAGGTAGTTGATTTTGTAGGGCATTTTGTGAACTTTATTAAGACAGGGAAAATTTCTGATGAAATGAAAGAAAGTGTTGATGCAGACGGAGGCTTGATTGTTCCACAAGATATTTCAACAAAAATCAATGAAAAGAAAAGAGCTTTAAATTCTTTAAAGAAATATATAAGAGTTGAAAAAGTTAATACTTTAAGTGGTTCAAGGGTTTTTGAAAAAAATGCTGATAATGTTCCTTTTGCTTCAGTTGAAGAGGGAGGAGTTTTCCAAGAAGTTGCAACGCCACAATTTGAAAAAGTTGATTATAAAGTTGTAAAATATGGTGGCATTATTTCTATGACTAGAGAACTTTTAAAAGATACAACTGAAAATATTAAAAAGTATTTAATAGATTGGATAGCAAAAAAAGAAGTTGCAACAGAAAATAAAGCAATTTTGACAGTTGTTGATGCAACATATACAACAGCAGTTGCTATTAAAAGCTATGATGATATTAAAACAATCTTAAATACAAAAATAGACCCTGCACTTTTACCACAAACAGTTATATTAACTAATCAAACAGGTTATAATTGGTTGGATACTTTAAAAGATAAAAACGACAGATATATTTTAAAAGACCATATAACAGACCCTAATGTAACGGCTGTTGAGGGAAAATATCCAGTAATTGTTGTAACAGATTCAACATTACCAGTAAAAGCGAAAAAAGTACCTTTCTACATTGGAGCTTTAGAAGAAGCTGTTACACACTTTGAAAGAGAGGGAAGAACAATAGAAACAAACGAAGTTGGCGACGCTTTTTGGACTAAAGACAGAGTAGGTATTAAAGCAAGAATGAGATTTGACACTAAGGCTGTGGATAAAGAAGCGGTTGTCAAAGGTGAATTTACACAAGGAGCATAGGTAATAAAAAATGGACGAAAAAGCAAAATTAGATTTAGTAAAAAATTATTTGAATGTAGATTTTGAAGATGATGATAACTTGATAAAGGCTTTGATAGAGAGTGGAGAGGAATACTTGAAAAATGCGGGTGTAAAAGAAACACAAAAAAATAATAAATTATATTTTCTTGCACTTTCTATTTTCGTCCATTTTTATTATATAAATCGTGAGGAAACGACTAAAAAATTCTATACTTTAAAAAATGATAATCCATTAAGTAGCATTATTCAACAATTAAAGTTTTCTGAATAGGGGGGTACTTGATGAGTAGTTTTGATGAAAGAAATTATAGAATGAGATTTAAGACTAGTGAATTTAAAGAAAAAATTAGGCTAGTTTTAAATTTAAAAGGTAACGGAATAGAAAAAGACGAGGACGGAAAGCCGATTAAGAATAAGACTGTTTTTATCGACACAAGAGCAAAATTAAAATATGCTTATGGTACAGAATATTTATCAACAGAAAAAGAAAGAAACGTACAAAAAATAACTTTTTTTGTTAGAAAAAGAAAAGCACTTAAAGGACTTGATTTTAAAGGGAATGTTATTTTTGATAATAAAGAATTTAATATCAAGTATGTTAATGTTGTAAATGATAATGTGTTAGAAATCAGAGGAGAGTTTTATGGCGAAACTAAGAATTGACGGCATAGACGAACTTATAGACCATTTTTCTAAAATAGAACGCAAAGGGTTTATAAGTATAGATTCTTTACAAAATGGTGCTGATGAATTAAAAAAAGGAATTCAAAATGATACCCCTAAAAAAACAGGTACAGCTAGTGAATGTGTTGAAGTACAAAATAAAATAGATAAAAAGACTTTAAAGGTTGTTGATGTTGGTTTTGATAGTACCTTTGGCGATTCAGATTGGGAAAAGTGGAAAGGTGTTTGGTACAATCATTGGGGTTTTAATTTGCATATGTATGGACGTCCAACGGAACGATATGTTGATAAGCATAAAGGTTGGTTTGATAAGTCAGTCAAAAAAAATAAGGCTAAAGTTGAAAGACAATTAATGAGTGATTTGGAGAAAGAAATTGAAAAGTTACTTTAATCAAGTTAAAAAAGATTTCGAAAAGTTGGAAAAGATTACAAATATTCCAACTTTTTATTTGGAAAAAGAAACGGATTTAGACAAAAGTATTAGATATTTCTACACAACAGAAGATTCTGAAAGTTCAGATGATTTTGTTGATATTGTAGAAGTTGATTTTATAATAAATGTTTATTTTCAAAATAAAATATTAGAAACTAATCATTTAGTTAGCGAAGCCTTAAGGGAAATTGAGGTAACGGACTTAATGTATATAGGAACAGAAAAAGAAGAAAAGGGATATAATACTTGTTTTTCTTTTTCAAAAAAATATGTAAGGAGTGAATAATAATATGGCAATAAAATCAAGTAGAAAAAGAATTATGGGTTGTAAAAACGTACATTTTGCATTATTAACTAAAGACGAAACTGGAGAAACAACTTATGGAACACCGATTTTTGTAAAGGGAATTGAAAGCTTTCAATATACGCCTCAAAAAGCGGAGGGAGAAGCCTATTCAGATGATAAGCCAGATACGAAAATATCAATTCCTATAGCTTATGATTTAACATTGACAATGGCAGAATATTTGCCGAAAATTCAAAATATGTTAGAGGGTAGCTCAATAGAAAACGGCGGAATTACTATCAACACAGAAGATAGTCAAAATGCGATTGCAATACTATTTGAATATTCATATTCAGACGGAGATAGAGGTTTTGGAATTTTTTATAATTGCAAATTGTCAAACGAGGGTGTAACACATAACACTAAAACAGGAAGCATTGAATTCGGGAAAATTCAATTAAAAGGGAAAGCTATTCCACTGATGAGTGGTGATATTGCAAGATTTATTACAAAAAATGAGGAAAAATTAAAACCAGATGTAATTCAAAAATTCTATGAAAAAGTATTGTTACCAAATGAAAAAATAATCACAGACTAAAACTAAACAAAATAAAGGGGATTTTTTAATGTCCCCTTTTTATTTGTATTAATTTTTAAAGGAGATAAGAAAAATGGCAGAAATACAAGATAATAGCTTAAAAGTAATGTGGAAGAATGAAACATATATTTTTAACGTAACAATGGAAAGTTTTTTAATATATCAAAAACATACAGGACACGGAATTATGTTAGATGGTGGAAAGTTTTTAGAATATAGAGCAGAAAATATGCTTGATTTAATAGCTTGTATGATTAGAGATAAAAATGACAAAGAAAAAATTTTAGACGATTTTGTATATAATTTGAATGAAAAAGATAAGATGAATTTATTATTTACTTTATCAGATTTTGCATTAACTTGTTTTGTCAAATGTGTTTTACAAAATGATGATGAAGAAGAAAATGAAACAGAAATACCTTTAAAAAAAAAGAAACTGAAACTGAAAATGAAAATGAAGAAGAAAAAGAAATAGATATAGATTTCCTTTTTTATTTTTATACCGTTATTCTTCATAAAAGCGAAAAGGAATTTTTAAATGCAACTTATAGAAAAATAAACAAGATGATGAAAATTCATAATGAAATCAATAAGGGTGAAGAAGAAAAAGAAAATGAAACTGTAAATATGGTAGGATTAGGAGATGATTTTGAATAATGGCAAAAAAATTAACAGTTGAAATAAGTGCAAGAGATGACGCCACAAAAGTTATTAAAAGTGTAAACAAAGAATTAAATGCGCTTAACAGAGCTTATAAAGTTAGTCAAGACACTTTGAAAAAAGAGGGAGATGCTTATAAAACATTACAGGGAGTACAAAACCATTATTCAAAGTCTAATGATTTACTAAAAGAGAAGTTAAAACAACAATTAGTAATTGCAAAAGAATTACAAAAAGAAAGACGTAACGAAACGAAGTCTTTAAAAGAGGCAGAAAACAGCCTAAAAAGTTATCAAGAAAAATATAGTAAAAATAAACAATATCATAAAGATAATCAAAAATCTATAAAAGAACTTTATCAAAGTAGAAAACAATTAGTATCTTCTTATAAAGAAGAAACTCAAAAATTAAATGATTTAACTACTTTTCAAAAGAGTTTAAAGAACGAAAATAAAGAACTTAAAAAAAGTTTAGATACATTAAAATTGGCTGGTAGAGAAAACGGAAAAGAATTTCAAAAACAAAACGAAATTTATCAAAACAATAAAAACGTCTTAAAAACAGTCGGAAACAGTATAGACGAACAAAAGAAAAAAGTTAGCAATTTATCTACAAGCCTAAAAGAAAATAGCACAGCACATAAAGAGTTAAAGAGTGCTATTAATGGAAGAATTGACACAGAAAAAGCACTTATAAAAAAAGTTGATACACATAGCAAAGCTGTTGACAAAAACAAAGAAAGTCATAATAAGTTAAAAAACGAAATGAAACTAACTAGAGCAGAGTTAGAAAACTGTACTATTAGTCAAAAAAAGGCTAATACAGAATTTAAAAAAGATACAATTAAAAAACAAATAGAGGGTGTAAAAAAATACAGAGAACAGTTGCTTAAAACATCAGAAGCTTATAATAAGATAGGTAATGCTTTATTAAAAATATCCGCTCCAGGACTTTTGTTCGCTGGTTTTGGAATTAAAGAGGCGATAGCTTTTGAGAGTGCTTTTGCTGGTGTGAGAAAAACTGTTGATGCAACAGATGAACAATTTGAAAAGTTGAAAAAGACTATAACATCAATGTCAGAACGAGTGCCACAGTCAGCTAATGAAATAGCAAAAGTAATGGAAATGTCAGGACAATTAGGTATTGGTATTAACGATATTGAAAAATTTTCAGAAACTATGATTAAGTTAGGCGATAGTACAAATTTAGCAAGTGATGAGGCGGCGAAATTGTTGGCACAATATACAAATATTACTGGTATGGATAAGTCAAATATAGACAGATTGGCTAGTACAATCGTTGATTTAGGTAATAATACAGCTACAACAGAAGCCGATATTGTGAGTATGATGCACGCCTTGGCAGGTATGGGTGCTAACTTTAAATTAACAGACCATCAAATAGCTGGTATATCAGCAACTTTAACAAGTGTTGGTATAGCTTCCGAAAAAGGGGGTACAGCTATGGGCAAGTTTATGATGAAAGTTTTAGGAGCTGGTGGACGTACAGGCGAAGAATTTAGAAAAATGGGTAAGGAAGCGGGATTAACTGATAAAGAAATCAAAAAAATGGCAAAAGAAAGCGGTCAACAATTACACAATTTTTCTAATATAGCTGGAGTTAGTGCGGATAAATTCAAAGAAATAGTAAAGAATAATCCTAGTGAAGCCTTAAGGCTTGTTGTAGAGGGATTAGGTAAGATGAAAGAAAGCGGACAGGATATTACACCCGTTTTAGATACTTTAGGAATAAAAGAGGTAAGATTAAGAGATACAGTATTAAGACTTGCTGGAGGACACAAAGAACTAACAAAGAACTTGAACTTATCTAAAAAAGCGTGGCAAGAAAATACCGCTTTAGAAACAGAAGCACAAAAGAGATATAAGACTACTGAAAGTCAATTAAAAATGCTTAAAAATCAATTTTCAAATGTAGCAAGAGAGTTGGCTGTTGAATTTTTACCTATTCTTTTGGAATTAATGAAATCAGCTAAAGGCTTTATAAGTGGTATTAGAAATATGGACGGTGGTTTAAAAAAATTAATAGCAACATTGATAGCTTTAACCGCTGGTGCAAGTGGATTGTTTAAAGCTGTTGGACTATTGCAAAAATTTAGAGCAGGTCTTGTAGGGATAAAACTTGCTTTAGGTGGTTTAGGAAATATGGGAGGACTAACTAAATTAGGTACTGAAGCTTTAGAAACCGCTGGAGGAGTAAATAAAATGACTGGTGCGGTGAACCTTGCAACTAAAGGAATGGGTTTATTAAATCCAGCAACAATAGGGGTAACCACTGCATTAGCTGTTGGCATAGGAGCTTGGAAAACTTATTCTGATGTTGTGAGTAGAGGTAATGCAACAATACTTGAGTCAAAAGATAACTTAAGTTTATGGGATAGGTGGATAAACTTATTAACAGGTACAACAAAATTATCAAACAAAGAACTTGAAGAACAAGGCTATAAATTTTCTGAAACAGGGCATTTGTCAACTGAATTTGCAAAAAAAGTACAAGTCGCAAGAGAAAGTTCTGGTAAACTTAATTTAGAACTTGCGAAGTTATCAAAACAAGAGTTTAAAATTAATATGTATAATGGAGTGGCAGAACAAATAAGTAATACTTGTGATGAAGCTATAAAGGTTTTGCAAGAAAAGAAAAAAGAAATCGAGGGTGCGACTAGAGAAGCTTTATCACGTGATGGAATTTTAGATGAAGAAGAACAAAAATTATTAGATTGGCTTAATAAAGACGCCGATACACAGATAAAACATTTAGAAAAATTAAAAGAAGAAACACAAGCAATAAAACAAAAGTCTTTTGATGAACAAAGAAAATTGACAAAAGAAGAAAATCAAAGACTACTTGAAATAGAACAAGAAGCTAATAAAATTAGGTTAGATAATTCAGCTAAAACAAAAGAGGATTTGTTGTATATGCAAGAAAAATTTACAAATGAATTTGGAAAGCTTGATTTAGAAGGTCAAAGTAAGTTGTTGATAGAAAAGAAAGCACAAGCCGACAAAGAAATTGCAGATATAAAAGCATTGTGGGATACAAAAATAAAATTAGCCGAAGAAAAGTTACCCGAACTTTCTGGAAAAAAAAGAGAAGAAGCAGAAAAAAACATAGAATTGATGAAACAAAAAAGGGACGAGGAATTAAACAACGCCCAAGAACATTATCAAAAACTACTTGAAGTTATCAAGGAAAAATATCCAGAAATGGCAAACGAAATTGATGAAGTTAGCGGAAAAATATTAAGCAATCGTGAAAAAAATTGGCAAAAAGAACTTGAGGGACAACGACAAAGTTGTACCGATTTACAGAATGTTACAAAAACAGGTTATTACACAATTTTTGATGAAACAACTAAAACTTTCAAAAAAATGTATGTATCCGTTGATGAAACAACTGGTAAAATAAAAGGGGTAATAGACCAAAAAACAGGGCATGTAATTGCAAGAACGGAAGAAGAAAAAAAAGCGTTAGAAAGTTTGAAAAACACAAATGAATATACCAACCGACAAAATTTATTAAACTTACAAGGGTTTGTTTCTAAGTCAAACGGTCATTTTAGTGAATTACAAGGATTTATTAAAAGAACAGGTGGAACTATTGAAGATTTAGGGAAAAGCTCAGACGGAACTACAACCAAGTTGATTAAGTTGGGCAATGAAAAAGTAGAAGTTAAAGTTGACGGCAAAGGAGCGATAACTAATTTAGATGAAGTTAAAAGTCGAGTTGCTTGGATAAATAATAATAAAAATGTAGGAGTAACAGTTAACTTTGAGTCTTCTGGATATGATTATGTTATGTCGAACATAAGAAGCGTATATAACGCAAGTGGCAGACCTGCACGAACAGGATATGCAAGTGGAACTAACTACTTAACAGGATATGCAAGTGGAACTAATCATTTACCTAGTTTTGCAAACGGAGGACATATCAGAACAAGGGTAAACGAGATGGGTTGGGAACTTTTTGACTTACCTAAAGGTACAAGGGGTTATATGTTAGGTACTAATAGAGGCGATGATATTATGGATTTGCCAACTGGTACAAAAATAACTAATCATATAGCTAGTACAAGATTAATGATTGATTCAATTAAAAAGGAAGTTAAAAGACAGATGCAACCAGTTTATAGAGGTATTGAAAATCTAAGCGGTAGAAAAGAGAAAAAGATAATAAAACAACAAGTAACAGTTCATTTTGATAATGTAGTTATTAGAGATGATAGAGATATTAGAAAGATAATGCAAGAAATGAAATATGAATTAAACAAAGAGGTAATTTGATGAAAGAAATTAAATTAAACAAATATACCGAAAAATTATATATTATTTATGATAATATAAAATTTACGGGAATTTCTGTAATAAATTCTTTAAATATCAGTTTAAATTATGAACTTACAAAACAATTCAATAAAGACGGTTTTAATTTGGAAAATTTAAGTATGCTTAATGAATTGAATGTAGATATAACATTTTATACAAAAGATGTTAAAAATTTAGGAAATTATTTTAAACTTGGAAAAATGGCAGAAATTTATTTTAATAATACTACATTTTCTTATAGAGGTTTTATAAATAATTTTACTGTTGAAAAATTTAAAAATGATATTAAAAAGGTTGTGGTACATTTTGTGTTACAACCTTTTTGCTGTAAAAATTCTGAAAATATAAACATCAGTGGAAATGGGGTTATAGTAAATGAGGGACATACAAAATTATATCCTAAGATGGTAATAACACCAACAAGCAATGACTTTAGTATAGCTATAAATGGTATAAAAATGGAATTTAAAGCAAGTGAAATAAAACCTTATAATGTTGACTTGGAAAATGTTGAGATTTCTGATATGAAAGGAAATTTAAAAAACAGCATTTTTCTTGGTGGTAAAATTCCTCACTTAGATATTGGCGTCAATCCGATACTTTTGAATAATTGTACTGCTAAATTTATAGTGAGTTGGAGGTATGTATTTAATGATTTACTTACAAATAAATAGAAAAGACAATGAATATATAGCTTTAAGATATGCAAAGAATGATAAATTAGTTGAAGAAAAAAACGGCAGATATGATATAGAATTTGAATATCCATTAGTACACGAAATTACTTTTGAAGATGGAAAAAAAGAAAAAGTACACAATTTATTTAAAAAGTTTGCATTTATAAAATGCGATACGCCAAGACACGGACAACAATTATTTTTTATAACAGATATTCAAAAGTTAGTAAAAGGTGTAAAGATATATGCGAAACATATAGCTTTTTTGAGTAGAAAATTATTTGTAAAAAACTTTTCTTTTAAAAATAAAAGTTGTTCACAAGTTTTTGATGGTATATCAAGTACGATTTCAGATAAAAATAATTTTGTATTTTATTCAGATATAGCAGATATCCACACTATAAACCTTGAAAATAAAATGCTTTTTGATGTTCTTTATGATACACAACATTCTATTTCAACTTTATGGCAAGGGACATTTTTATTAGATAATTATAATATAAAATATCTTGCTAGACGTGGTAAAGATACCGAGTATATTATTGCTAATAGAAAAAATGTTAGTGATATAAACATTAAACAAGATGCTGATTCTGTAGCTACTAGACTTTATATGAGGTCTAATAAAAGGTCAGACAAAGAAGAAGATAGGGATATTATTTTTGAAACTGTTGTCGAAAGCCCTTTAATTAATGAATATCCTTTTGTCTTAGCTGATTATAGAGAATATACAGATAGTTTTAGAACACAAAAAGAACTTGAAAAATACGGACAAGATTTGTTTAAAGTTCACAAAATAGACTTGCCAAAAGAAAATTTTACACTTGTTGGAACTGATGAAATCAATTCATACAACTTAGATATTGACGATACTTGTTTGATTTATTATGAAGATTACAATATTCACAAAAGAATTGATGTTATTGGCTATACTTTTAGTCCGATGGAATTTAGATACCTTCAAGTTGATTTTGGATATAAACTAAAAAGTTTAACAGATACTGTACTTAATAAAACAGAGAAAAAAATTAAATTAAGTAATGATTTGATTAAGGGACAAATAGAAAAAAATGTTGAAAGTAAAATTGATAGAAAAGTTGGAGAAAACAACGAAAAAGTTAAAGAAGAAATAAACAAAAATGTTGAAAGTAAAATCAATGAAAGTACTGTTATTTTAAAAAAATTACTTGAAAATATTAAATCTAATTTAGAAGCAGAAATTGAAAAAGCGAAAAAAGATTTAGATGTAGAAACTGTGAAATCTTTATCAAAGGCAGAAACAGAAAAATATATTAGAAGTAAAGAGGGACAAAAAGAACTTATAAAAGGTATAACGGCTGATATTGTATGGCTTAAAGCTATTGTAACAGATACTGAAATACTTAATACAATTACAGCTAATATAGATATAGCAAAAATTAAAAAATTAATTGTTGATACAGCTTTTGTAGAAAGCATTATATCAAACGAAGCTTTTCAACAACAATTTTCCGAAAGTGAAGCAGGAACTGTCAATAATATATTTCAAAAATTTAAAACAAGCATTTTACAAGCTTTAAAAGTTAGTATTGCTGATGAACTAAAAAAAGAGGTAAAACATTATGAAACTTTGTTAAGGACGAGTGTTGACGAAATAAGAGGGGAAGTTTCAAGAAGCATAAATTCTTTAGAAAATAAAGTTGATGAAGTTGAAAAGATAACAAGTATTCATTCACAAAAATTTGACAACATTGAAAGTGTTGTTTCAAGTGTTTCAGAAATAGCTAAAAATTTAATAAAAAACAAAACTGTAACGGTAAATAAAAATAATTCTTTTAAAGAGGTTATTAATTTAGAAAAAGGAAAGGCATATAATTTTAAATTTTCAAGTAAGGGTAATTGTGAGGTTTATGTGGTCTTTACATATAAAGATGATAAAAGACGTTATAAATATAAATATCCTAAAAAGTTTATTGATAAAAGGCTGATAGGTGGGAAGTATTCATCAACTTTTTATTCTAATCATATATTGTCTTTTAAAGTGCCTGAACAATACAAAGAAAGTTATATAATATATAAAGGTATTGAAGATAGCGAAATAAAAGATATTTCATTAGGCGAACACATTGGTCAATATAATGCAGATAGAATAACACGTTTAAAGCAAGATTTAGACGGCTTTAAATTAACGGCTGAAAATAACATAAATAAGGTTAAAAGTGAATTTAATGTAAAAGCTGATGAAATAAGTAGTAAAGTTAAAAATGTTGAGAATAAAATTTCAACAGAAATAGCACAATCGACAAATGAAATAAAATCAACTGTTAAAGAGATGAAAGAGGATTTAAAGCAATTTAAAAATCTTTGTAAAGAAAGTAATAAGGAAATAAATGGTAATGATATATATTTTGATTGTGAAAAGTTGTTAAAAGGTCAAAAGTACAAAGTTACTTTTAAAGCAAAAGATATACAAAATAATGCAGATTACAAAGTATATAATTCAGATATGAATTATAGAAAAATAGCCGAAACAAATGCTTGGGTTTTTACTCCTAGTCAAGATATAACACAGCTTAATCTTTACAATGGTGGTGGTAGCAATCCGAAAGCTAATATATATGATGTACAGATATTTAAGCTAAATGATGACCCTAGACTTGAAGAATTGAAATCGGAAATAAAACAAACATCAACAGAAATTAGCCTAAAAGTTTCTAAAAAAGATATTGTTTCAGAAATAAATCAATCAGCTGAAAGTGTAAAGATAAAAGCTAATAAAATAGAACTTGACGGAGATGTTATAGCAAATAAGCTAACATCTAAAAGACTTTATGGAAACTATATCGACGGAGCTGTAATAAACGGTGGAACAATAAAAATAGGGAATTATGGATATTTTAGACCGAATTCAAGTGGTTTTGTTGCTGTCGCTCCACGAAACAAATATGCAGATGACGGGATAGGAATGCAATTAAGTGGTAACGACGATAGTTCCCCAAGTGGAATTTTTCTCTTTGAAAGTAACAATATATCTCAAGGTGGTTCACACGATATATCACAAAAAGAGTTATTAACTGTATGGGGTGCAAATGCAATGGCTTTTAAGTATAATGGTCGTTGGCAAAAAGAAGGAAAGGCAGTTTGTACAAATAAATACAGGAACTCTGTAATTAGTTTTAGTAATGTTAATATGTATGCGGTAGCTTCAATTTGTTATGGAGATGACGGCGAACTCTATTTTGATGACGGAACGGAAGGTGCGACTCATGGTTGGTTTGTAAAAGTTGATAGAAGTTATTCAGATATAAGACTTAAAAAAAATATAAAGATTTGTAAAGAAAGCGGACTTGATTTAATCAAAAAAATAAATTTTAAATCTTTTGCTTGGAAGAAAAAAGCTAAACGAAAGCAAAAAAAATATACTAAAATAGGTATTATAGCACAAGAGTTGGAAAAGATTGATGATAGTTTAGTTTATACACAAGCTAATGGGATAAAATGTATTGACGATTTTAGACTTTTGGCAGTTACCACAAAAGCAGTACAAGAACTAAATAAAAAAGTTGAAAAGCTTCAACTTAAAATAAAACAATTAGAAGAAAGGTAGGTACAATATGAGTAAAATTACACATATTATAGCAACGAAATTTGGCGGAGAATGGGACATTAGAGCAATGAGAGATGATTTTCAAGAAATCAAAACTGATGTAAAAGATGAATTTAAAGAAAATTTTGAAAGTTTTGTAAATTCTTTGGAAGAAATCAAAACTGAAAAAGAAATTGAAAATGAAATGAAAAATGAGTTATTAAGTAAGATAACCGAAAATTCAAGTGATGAAGAAAAGTATAAAAACTTAAAATTCTATGATAAGTGGGAAGATAGAAAGAAATATAAGATAGGTGCTATTGTAAAACAATTTGTAGCAAATGAAGAACTTTTATTTAGGTGTAAAAAAGAACACGAAAGCGATTATGGTATAATGCCGACTTTATCGACTGAACATTGGGAAAAGATACCTAACGGAAAAGAAGAACCACGCAATCCACTTTTACCAAAGGAAAAGCCAGACCTTTATAATAATGAAAAAACTTATAAGAAAGGTACAGAGTTAGAAAGCGACAGATATTGTATTTTTAATGACAAAGTTTATGAATATGTTGGAGAAGAACCAAGCGACGGTAAAAGCCCATTTTCTTATCCAAAACTTTGGAAAGAAATAGGTAAATGGCAAGATTAATGAGGGAGTTTATAACTTCCTCTTTTAAGTTAGAAAGGGGGTAGCAAATGGCATTACAACCGATTAATATTAGGGTAAGTGATGATGTTGAAAATTATATAACGGCTGAAATGGACGCAAAGATTTATTCACAGTTAGTAAGCGAGGGAATAGCTAAAGATGTTGGAAATACTTGTAAGGTAGTAATTGGCGAAAATGATATAAAAATTCAAAACGGACTTTTTAATATTCAAGGTTACTTTGCAAGTATAAAAGATTTTCACAGTATATCAAAACCAGTTCAAAATAATTTTTTTGTAAAAGCTAAATTTGTAAAAGGTGTATCACAAGATGAGTTTACAATCTATACTGATACAGATAGCAATTTAACAAAACAAGACTTGTTCAACGGTGGTACTATAAGAGAGTTACTTATAGCAGAGGTACACAATAAAAACGAAGTTACAATGCACAATGTAAATTTATCTTTAGCAGAAATGAGGAACGCTTTACAGAATATCTTAGAAGTTGAAAGTCAAAGAGTTAAGGCTGAAAAAGAAAGAATTGAAAAAGAAATAGAAAGACAAAGAAATTCAACAGAAGTTATATCAAGAGTTGAGGGACTTATACAGACTTTATCACAAACAGATAGCAACTTAAAAAAAGAAGAGAAAAAAAGAGTACAAGCCGAAAGTTCAAGAGAGGAAAAAATATCAACCTATACCCAACAACTTGAAGCTTTAAAACAAGTTAAAAACTCAGTTGATAAACTACAAAGAACATTAAACGAGCAAGTGCAGACAGCAACGGGTAAAATTGATGAAATGACAAGGCTTAACACTTTATTAACCGAATCGGAAGATAAAAGAAAACTATCAGAAACGGAAAGAGAAAAAAAGATAGCTGAATTTGATGAACTTGTAAAAAGTTTTGATGGGACTAAAATTTCACAGGAAATAGAAGAAATAAAACGAACTTTAAGTTTTAAAATGGACGGTATTAGAGAACTTTTAAACGGCGTGGAGAACGCTTTAAAAGAAGAATTAGAAAGTACAACGGACAAATTTAAAAAAAGTTTTTACAGTGATTTAGAGGCGGTACATGATAAATTACTAATGATTATAGTACAACTATGTTCTGATGGAACTACACCGTTGAAAGATATTACTAAACCGTTTGAAAGTGACCCAACATTTTATTCATTAAGAAAAGTAGATGGTAAACTTTGCATAATAAACGGAACTTGGGATGAGTTACAAGAATTTACAAAAACGCAACAAGGAGGTTAAAATGGCTTTAGAGAAAATAACAATAGCAACGGAAGAAAAACAAGATAGAATTTTACAAACTATTGGCTTTATCAGTGGTAATGTAAATCAACTTGCACAAAAAATGGTTGACATGTCAAATTTAGCAGATAAAAGCGATATATTAAAGATGAAAGACTTAATTCAACAAATGGGTTTAAAATCTCTTTTACAAATAAAAACAGGTACTAGAACTAAAGAAAGTAATTGTAAGTATCTTTTAATAGGAGTTCAAACTAGAACGGGAGATTATATGTTTGATAGCTTAAAAGCGATAGACACGTCAAACAGTTACGTACAAGAATATGATTACAAAAAATATATAACTGATAAAACGACAAAAGTAGCTGACAAAACATTTTATTTGCTAAAAACAACTTTGATTGTAACTGGATATGATATGTTCGGCGATAACAGTGCATTAATGTTAAAAATATAGGAGTAAAAAAATGGATAAAGATTTTATAATAAATGAGTTAGCTTTAAAGATTGCACAGCTTGAAGTTGAAAAAGCATTTTTAAAAAGCGAAAATCAAGATTTAAAAGCAAAATTACAAGAAAAAGAAAAAGATAACGAAGCGTAGGCGTAGTCTAGCATTAAAAAATAAAAATAATTAAAAATAGGCTATATTTTAAGCTAAATGTTGAAATATCAATGCTTGAGAAAAGGAAAGGTGATTGAGTTGTGGATTTAAGTACAATATCAATAGTTTTAAGTATAATAGGGAGTACAATTGCTTTAATAAAGATGATAGGTAAACCTATTATGCAAATTTTAAAGCTTCAAGAAAAGCAAACAAATGGTATAAGATGTTTGCTTAGAAAAGAAATTTTTGAAATAATAAATCGTGTTACAGAAAGAGGATATATTTTTCAAGATGAACTTGTATC